GTTTCAACGGTCGTTGCGGGGAGCGCAACAAAAGAAGAAACAGATGCCAAAAAAACAGGCTACCAATTCTAATATTGATTTGGCAATTTCTACTATTCAGAACAAGATAGAGAAATTGAAATTTCAATCCGGAGAAGCCACTTTGGATGGTTGTACAGGACCTCTTGATTTACCAGAAATGCCGGATAATTTATATGGTATAGATGACGAACCTTTACCGCAATATTGGTGGGGTATATTGTCCACGTGTGTTATATTTCAACCTGTTGTGCAGGCCACTAATTTTATTCGTAACAATTTTAGGAGCGGCACTTTGGCGGTGAGGAATTTATGGATAATGAACACCTTTGAAAGAAATATTCGTTCAACCCAGTCTACATTTTCTTGGCTTCAATCTATTAAATGGTGGTTTCGCAGGTACTCTAGTCATACCACTATTGATAATATAGAAAATATGATTACTTTAGCAGCGGGTTTGTGGACATCCACTAGCGTTGTTAATGCTTCTGCGTTGGTTATAGCTCATTTAAAAATTTATCATCAAGCTAGTGTTATCGAAACTTTAACATCACTATTAGCTGAGCACACTGTTTTAGACGGAGATTTTTGGCCAATTGATGAGTGGGAGATTCAGGGATCGAGCGTTTTACCGACTAATCATAAAAAACGTAAGAAAAGTAGGAAAAGAAAAGATTATGAATTGCAGGATGGGGACTTTTTAGATTTGATGCGAGGATCAATTAAGAATTGGAAACTTTTGAAACATTCAAAGTTTGTCAGATATATGATAGATTTGATAGCCATTCTTGTGAGTTCTACAATGTGTTCGGTGTTAAGCTTGGATTTTAATGTGGCGGGTATCCCTTTGTTTTCTGAATCTCTGAAAAAGAAATTAGATTCTATGAACATAGTGGATACAGGAGAGTTGGTTTTGGAAGCGACATCATATTTCATGGATGTTGGCTATTTGTGTTTTACCCAAAAATCTTTTAAGCCCATTTTGTATACCGACACAGAGTCTTTTTCATTTGACCAGCGATATCTTAATTACATCGCCAATTATT